TTAAATAGCCATAAAGTATTAATGGGTATAGACGAGTCTACCACTATAAAAAACCCTGCAGCTAAACGTACTAAAAATATAGTATCATTGAGACCACTTACAAAATACAGAAGAATACTTACAGGTTCTCCAGTTACAAAATCGCCTTTAGATTTATTTACACAATGTTATTTCTTAGATCCTTATTTATTAGATCAATCATCGTATTATGCCTTTAAATCTAGATACGCAATATGTAGAAAAATAAATGTGTCTGGTAGACAAGTTGAGATTGTTGTTGGATATACAAATCTACCTGAACTATCAGAAAAACTTAAACCTTTTTCATATCGTGTATTAAAAGATGATTGTTTAGATCTACCTAAAAAAACATATATGAAAAGAACAATAGAACTTACAGATGAACAAAAGAAAGTATACAAACAAATGAAACAAGAAGCGATTGCGTTTTTAAATGGTAAGATGGTTACATCTGCAACTGTAATTACGCAACTTATGCGACTACATCAAATAACTTGTGGTCATTTCAAATCAAATGATGGTACGGTGCAAGATCTAAAAAACAATCGTATTACACAATTAATGGACATACTAGAAGAAGTAGAAGGTAAAGCTGTAATATGGGCTCACTACAGACATGATATAGAAAAAATTGTAGAGGCTATATCAAAAAAATATGGCAATAATACGGTTGTTACATACTTTGGTGATACATCTACAGATGATAGACAAAAGGCAATTAAAAAAATACAAGATAAAAATTCACCGGTTAGATTTATAGTTGGTACACCACAAACAGGTGGTTATGGTATTACACTTACAGGCGCTTCAACAATGATTTACTATTCTAATGGATACGACCTTGAAAAAAGAATGCAATCAGAAGCTAGAATAGATCGTATTGGTCAAGAGAAACCTATGACTTATATTGATATCATGGCAGAAGATACTATTGACGATAAGATTGTAAAATCATTACGTAATAAAGTTAATATAGCTACAGAGATTATGGGTGAAGAATTAAAAGCCTGGATCTAGTGTATAAATAAATTAAACAAACCAACAAGTGTCAGTATTGTGGTAAATGCACCACCAATGATCCAATAAATTACAGTGTCTGTTTTTCTTTCTAGTTTACTTAAATCTTGATGTAGATGATCTATTTGTTTTTTAAATCCTGTTACATATCCGTAAAGAGATACTAAATGTTCGCCAGTTGTTTTTGGTGGTTTACCGTTTGGCATATTTACCTACCCAGTAACATATTGGCTCTAATATTTTTCTATATATTCTACCTAACATATGTGTTTTACCTCTAGACTCTTGTCTAATATCTATGGTTCTATGAACAGCTATGTGTTCTAAAACTTTTTTAATAGTCTTGTTTGTTTTTGCTATCTTTACAAGTGGCAAGAATAATATGTGATAACCTTTTTGATACTCTGGTGCTAAGTCTTTTGATTGTTTTAACCAAATTTTATTTCTAAAGCTTCCAAAACCATAGGACTCATTCATCATTGTGCAAACTATTTTACCGCTTCCACCTGTTTCAGCTCCACCATCAGCAACATCAATATCTGTTCTAGTGGGTCCTCCTGGTAATCCATAATCTACACTTCTATCTGAATCAGATAAAGCTTCGCTCTCACCTATGTTAATAGCTTTGTCAATGGCATCTTTAATTTGTTGTTCTCTTTGAATTGCAAACTTTGATTGTGTATTTGCTTTTTGAATAGCAGATAGTCTATCACCTAAAGTTCCAATCGCTCCTTTACCAAAAGCAGATATTTGATTGTATCCTTGAAGTAACTCACCAGGCCTATATAAATTAGATGTAAACGTTTGTTGACCAGGTGTCATAGCGTCGAAAGTTCTTTGTGATAAAGGATTTGTGTCAACTAAAGTACCTAAAACTCCACCACCGCCTATAAAGTCTAAGACATTACCACCAGTAGTTTTAAGAGCCTGTAAAATACCACGATTTTGTCTTTCCTCTATGGGCATATCATAGAACTCATTGTAATTCATAAGATCGTCTTGTCGTGGTAAATTTCCAAATATGGCTTGGTCTTCTCTACCTACCAACATGTCTCCAAATTCTCTAGTAGGACTAACAGTTGACGGAACATCAAGCAAATTTATATTTTGATTTGGATCAACTTCTGCAGCTTGCAACGTGCTAAATATTCCTAGATTATCTAAAAAACTTGATTTACCTTCAGAGGCAACTTGATCAATTTGTTCTTGATTTGCACCAGTGACACCCATGATGGTAGCATTGTCCATGCCTCGCTTCAGCATGTCTTTGATCATTGCTTTTGTAGTTTCGTCCATTATGCTAATCCTCTGTTTTTAAGTGTCATCATTTTTTCCTCTTCTGATAATAAAGCTTGTTCAGCTGGTGTCAACCCAGTTTGAGATACAGGTGGTGGGGTCTGCACTATCGCTGGACTTGGCATAGGTTGCTCTGGTAATGGTGGCACCATGCTAGTATTTTTGGAGTCTTTAATTAAATATTTATCTTCGTCAATTACAAACGGTTGGTTTAATTTTTGTTTGTTATACAACTCCTCTTGTATTTTATCTAATATTTTAAGAACTTGATCATCTAATGGATTTGGTATGTTTTTCTCCTCTGATAATTTAATAAATCCTTTAATAACATCTTTACTTACACTAAAAGGTTTAAAGGCATTGTTCTCTATAAATCCATACGTAGTCATAGCTTTTTGATCATCAAACTCTTCTGCAATCTTAGGATCTCTCATACCTAATAGTTTTACAGCGTCATAAATTCTACGTAATTTACTGAAAGATTCTAGATGCTGTTTGTTAGCTTTTATATATTGTTTTATAATTTTATTTTTATCTTCTATGGGATCACCTGTTCTTGTGTCTTCAAATATTAATCCACGTTCTTTAAAAGTGTTTCTTTTAAATTCTGCTATTTTGAAGTTTAAATTTTTTTCTAAGTTTATCGGAACTTTTCTAAATCCTGTAAATCCTAAAAGCTCATCAGGTATTTCATATTTTTCACCTTTTAGTGTTTCTCCTGTTAAAGCTTTAGTTAATCTTAACACCTGTGCGTAAGAAAAAGGAGACAGCTCGTATGCTGCGTGTTGAAATGATTTAGATATTTGATCACCTAACGTATCTCTTTCATTAAATATTCTTCTACCATCTTTTGTTACTCCACCTCTTACAAAAATATCTAATACAGTTGATGTCCAAATGGCTTCTTGAACAAAAGGTTCTAAAACTTTTCCTCCAGCTTTTACCATACTTTCTAAAATCATGGGTACTAACGGAGCGTTAGGATTTTTTTGCACGGTAGCTAATGTTGTTTGCGCAGGTTGAATCATCGTATCATAAAAAAAGCCATGACTAAAATCTATGTATTTATATTTACCGTCTTCATAAATTGGTAGAATAGTATTGTCCTCTGACCATGTTGGTAAAACCTCTCTTATGGCACTTAATTGATCTCTAGTTATTCCATACATTCCTCTAAATAATTCCACCGCTGCTGGTGGTAACACTGTATATGTAAATGCTTGCCCCACTAAACTTTTGTAACCAATTGTTTGTCTTATGGGGTCTCTAATTTCGTATAGTCCTCTAGTTAAAGTGTTTGTACCTGTTCTATATATTTCTGCAGGAAAGGCTGCGAAACTTCCAAGTGGTGAACGTCTAACACTTTTTACAAAATCAGATACGTATGCATAGTTTGGCACAGTTTCTCTTACAATCTGCGCTGCTTCTTTCATAAGGGCTAAATCTGATGGTTTATTAGCTCTTGTTACAACTTTACCAGAAGCATCTCTAGTGCCTTTTTTTATTGCAATTTCAAAAGCGTCATCTAGTTTATAAAACTCTGCTAAAAAATTATAAACTCTAAATGCATCATCCTCTGCTGTGTATGTATCTTGAGCTATATCATATATTTTTTTAAATTTATTTGTTGCTGTATTTAAAACTTTATTGAAATATCTATCCACTGTGCCATATTTTGTTCTTATCTGCGCAACATCTTGAAAAATACCTTCTACGTCTCTTGCTACTATGTTCTGGTTTGTAACACCTTCTTCTAATAAAAATCTATACATAGCTTGATCTTCAGGTGCATTTCTATATTTAGGGTTACCTGTCATTCTGTATAAAAGTTGTGGCTGCACAGTTTTTCTAGCTCTATTTGCAAATTCACCTATTTTAGCTGGTGGTATTAAGATATTACCTCTATGCACCGTGGTGATAGCAGCAGAGAAAAAGTTTCTTGCGTGCGTAAAAAATCCGAGAACCGTTTTAGCTGCTTGTGCAGCTCCTTTTGGTATTAGCATAAGTATTCTGTATGGTAAACTTCTAGTAATAGAACTACCCACAACTGCATCTCCAACTCTTATAGCCTCTGCATAATTTTGCGTTGTAAAGTATCCATCTAATGGACTTTTATAAATTGTTTCAGGTAATTTAGTTTTTAAACTTAGCGGTTGTCTTGTAATAGTTTGGTTAGGTAAATTAATAACAGCATCATTATAACTTTTAAAAAATATAGGTCTTCCTATTTGTCCAGCATCTGCCCCTGCTTTTAATCGTTTTGCTATGTTTTCTGAGTCTCTCAGTAAATTAGTATAAAATTTATCTCTAGCTATAACTTCAGACAGATCTGTCATTACGCTATAAATACCTTTTTGTGCATTTTTATATTCACCAAACAATTTTTTAAAAGCTGTAAGGTCTGATTCTTTTTGTATTAATCCTCCCTTACCATCTGGTTTAAATTTACCTGACGTTATGTATTTACCTATATTTATTGTTTGCACTGGTTTAGCAGCAAAAGCACTTTCTTCTCCAATATCAAATACTAATGCGTTTGTGGACTTATCTTTAAATGCATTTTTGGTTATATTATTTACTAATTTAACTGCAGTTTCACTATCTAATGTTCTACCATTATCTCTTGCATATCTCTGTAAAATTTTTGCTACTTCATTTATGTTTTCATTAGTAGGAATGTAACCATTAAACAATCCTGAGTTATCATCAATTATTCTATAATCAACAGCTAACACATTTTTTATTCTTTCATTTAATATATTGTTTAATTTTTCAGTTCCTACTTTTACATTTTTACTGGCAGCAATTAAATTTTTTAATCCTGTTGCTGTTTCTCTAAAAACTTTAGTATTGTTTATTATTTTATCAGCTGATCTTTTTGATACGCCCAATTTATTTAACGACTCTACAAATTTACTTCTAACTTTTTGATTAAATCCAGGAAAAACAATTTTATTTTTTTTAACAACATCGTCTACTGAGTATGTAAATTCTGCAACAAGTTTTGATAAACCATCTGGATCTTTGAGTGCTTGTGCAGCACCTCTTGTTTCTCTTGATATTTCTCTTATTCTATCATCAATATCTCTAGCGGCATCTTTGGCTAAAATTTTAACCGCAGATTTTTTACCTTCTAGTTTTTGTATACCATCAAATAATTCTTGAGTTTTATTACTTCTAGATCTAAATGGTTGGGCAATAAATCTATCAACCCATCTTTCTAACATACTATCGCTGTATGCAATATCTTTACCTTTTTGAACTATAAGTTTACCTATTTTACCTGTGCCAACAACAAAAGGTACAATAGGAAAAGCAAGCTCTGATCCAAATTTTAATCTGTTTAACAATTGCCTTTGAGCATCTTCACCACCTTCTTCTCTTTGTTCTCTGTCTAATCCTGTAGGTAAAAAGTCTAAAAAGTCCCAATCACCAAACGTACCAATCTTATCTACATCAGATACAATAAAACCAGTTCCAAGACCTCCGCCAACTGCTATGGCAACAAATTTATCTGTGCCTGTTATTTTATTTAATTTGTTAGCTTCTTTAACAGCTCTTGCTGCATTTACACTATTTGAAGTTTTAACATACCTACCACCTTTGATAGCGTTTACTAATTCTCTAACTTTTTGAGATCCTTTTGCTATGACAGGTACAGCCGTTTTTTGTGCTATTTTACCTGCACCATACAATTGACCTATGGCCTCTGTAATTTTACCAGCTGCTGTTTCGGCTGCTACTTCTTCTGATGCCTTTTCTATTTTACCCAACGTTGTTTGATCAAAAGCTTCGTTAAATCTAGCTGTCAGTGTTTCGTCTACAGGTATATTTTCATCTCTAAATATGTCAGCAAGTAAAGTTCCAAACGTTATAAGTCCTTTTGGTATTTTTATACCAGAACTGACACCTGCACCTGTTAAGGACTCTATAAGAGATGCCTCCTCTTCTACTTCCTTACCTTGTACCTTGTCTACAATTTTACTTATGCCTCTTATAACTTCTTCTTGAACTGTGCCTGTTTTGCTGTCTGGAGAGATAACATTACCAAAGAAAGGAGTGCCCTCTTCATTTGGGTCTGGCACAGGTTTTGCATCTTCTGTTAAAGTGCCTTCTTCTAATTCTTTTGGAACTTCTTCAATAATCTCTTCTTCCTCTAAAGTGAATTCTGGTATTTTAAATTCGTCAGACATTTAGTCCCCTTTCTATACTCCCAGAGGAATTAATATATCTCTAGCTTCTTCGTATTTGTAATAAGTGCCGCCTCCTTGCACATCATAGTAAATATTTTCATCTATGAATCTTATACCTTCTGGTGCTTTAAAAACAGATTTACCTTCTTTTGTTGTACCTGCTTTTTTAAGTTCTGCATTTTTAGGAAGATGAAAGTTTGATACATCAATTCTGTCTTTAAAGTTTTCATTTTTCTTAACTTTTTCTTCTGCCTGATACATTTGAGTGGCTTCAGAATAATTGTAAATAGGATTGTCTCTAAAGTCTTTTTTACTTAATAGGTTTTTTATATAAGCATCTTTGTCTGCTTGAGCTTGGTCGGCTGCTGATCTAGGTTTTCTCTCTAATTTCATTGTTGCGTACACAGGTAAAAATTCTGCAAATGTTTTATATTTAGCTTTACCATATGAATTATAAGCTCTTCTTGCTTCGTCTATATTAGATTTAGATAATAAAGACGCTGCTATTTTTCTTCTGCTTAAATCTTTCACCTGTTGTTGTTTAATAGCAGTTTCTAAAGGTTTTCTGGTTGCACCTATGACCTCTTGTAATTTTGTGCCACCTGCTGATTCTCCAGCTATTAAGTTTTGACCTGTTGTTAATAAAAATTGTGTTAACGGATCTCCTAATGGACTAGTTCCAGCTCCAGAAATAGCATCAATTAAATTAACTCTTTGTTGCACGTTTTTTAATTGATCTGCCATTGCGTTTGACACACCTTTATCTTGAAACATTTCTCTAGGTTTAATACCAGTCATGATACCTTCCATAGCTTCTCCGCCTTTTCTAAACATTGGTCTTTTTAAAGTTCTACTCATTAGCTTGTAATTTTTAAAGTTTGTTGTTGTGGACTAATTAATCTGTAAATACCAGCCAGTGTCGATGCAGTGCCAAGTCCTGTAGCTAATGGTGATGGTGTCGGTGCAGCAGGTTGAATTACATCTCTTCCAGGGTATCCTGCAATTAATTGTGTAACACCAGAACCAAACTGTTGGGCTGCTTCTAATGGTTGTAAAGCTTGTCTTGATAATAATTGTTGTTGCGCTGATAAAGCTTGTTGTGCTCTTGCACCTTGCTGCGCGCCTAAACCTGTTAGTGCAGAGATCTGTTGACCTAACAATGCAGGGCTTTGTTGTGCTAATTGAACATTTCTAGTAAAGTCTTGTGCAGCTAAATTTTGTGCTTGTGTAAATCCTTGACTTAATAATTGAGCTTGTAATGCTGCTCTGTTTCTATCAGACGCTGCCTGAAACTCAGCTCTTTGCACACCCTCTCTACCGCCACCAAATGCACCAGCTTGAAGTGCTTGAGCAGATAGTGCAGGTAAACCTTTTGCAGCTTGTCTATCAAACTCTGCTAATGTTGTGTCAATAACATCTTGTTGAAATGGAGACATGTAAGCTTGAAAAGCTGTTGGCCCTGTTAAACCTTCTGCTCTCGTTAAAAAAGGTTGAAAGCTACCAAGTCCTGTTGCTAATTGTTCTGCTTGTGTTGTTAATGCACCAGGTCCAGCAACAAACTGTGGACCCATAATAGTAGAAAGATCAGTGGTCTTAAAATCACCAATACCTTTTGTTAAATCATCAAGATACGTTTTTGCTGCTGCTTCTATAAACTCTGCTGGGGCTGTTCTTACTACTTCTGCCATTATGCTTTTCCTCCTGCTTCTAATCTTTTCATAGTGTCATACATCCTTTGTGCGCCTAAGTTAACATTACCACCACCAGCGCCTCTTACAGCATCAGCTGTAAATACGAATTCATTGTTTGATAACATTGCTGGAATATCATCTGCTTTTTCTTTTATACCAACAGGTGGTATAAATCCACCAGTTTTTCTAAGATCTAACTCTTTGACACCTTTTGGATTTTGCCTAATAGGTAGCCCCTCGACGCCCGCCGCTTGCATAGCATTCATGCTTGCAGAATCACCTTTGGCTTTGTTATCTCTTGGAATTATGCCCTCTAAAACTTCTTCTTTATCTATAGGTATGACCACGTCTTTTTTATCTAAAGAGTCTAAAACTCCTTCCGGCATTACTTCAGATTTTGGTACTTGTTTTAAAACAGGATTACCATCTTCATCATATTGTATGATTACAACCATCTCTTCTTCAAGTGAACTTATTCCTTTTACTCCTCCTGAAGGTGCTCCTTTATCAAAACCTATTCTACCACCCTCTGCTACTTCCATAGGTTGTCTTGTTAATATAAATCTTTTATATAGTTCTTGAAGACGTCTCATTCTTTCATTTTCCTCATCCCGTTTTGCGTCTTCTAATAATCTTAAAAATTCTTCTGCTTTTTCTTGCTCAGAAAAACTAAAATCTTGCATGTAAGCGGGATCTTCTGATCCTTCGTCAAAACCTATTCTACCACCTTTGGCTGAGTTTACTCTTACAAACTCCTCTATCTCTTCAGATCCTGCATTTGGATTTAAATTTGTATAGTACACTCTTAGGTATGATTTTAATTTTTCTGGATCTCTTAACTCTTCTTCTTGTTCTTCTTCTGATAAACCATATTGAGATGTTAGAAAAGTAGATAGTCCTGCTAGAGCTAGACCTTTAGTTAAAAGACTACCACCTGTACTAGCACCAGCACTAGCACCAGCACTAGCACCACCTATACCTAAAAGTTTACTTAATCCACTTGTTGCAAAAGTATCTCTTCCAGTTCCCTCTGTTAAAGGTGATCCTATAAAAAAATCTCCTAGTTTAGATCTTGCTGCTACTCCTGCTGCTTGTAATCCTTTTATACCAGGACCAAACCGAGCTTTAATTCCAAAACCTGGAGCGTAGTAAGCACTTGCAGCTAATAGTGCAGCTTTACCTAAATCAGAACTAATAATATCTTTAATACCACCAGTAACTTTCTTTACTGTTTTTTTAACAGCTTTTTTAATACCACCCAATATAGCACGTTCTCTAGGCACTATATCCATAATACCACCATTCATGCGTAATTGTCTTTTCATCTGTCCTCTTGTTATTGGCATATTTAGTTAAATCCTTATTAGCAGGCTTTGATATCCTGTAATCCTCAATCTACTTGGTTTTTGAGAATAAATCAAGACTTGGCATAATCAGTTTAAGGTCTCTTCGAATGTCCTTTTCTGGCACTCCTTTTGCCTTCCATTCCTTATCATCTTTATATATTTCGCCAGTCTTTAAATTAGATATAGTCTCTATTATCTCTTCTGGTTTTATTTCTAACATTATGTGGTTACCTCTCTTGGCTGTATTTGTAATATTGAAGCTATAACGTGCAGCTCATTCGCGTCACTAGCTTGTACCTTTAATATCTCACTCTCTTCTACTACAAGAGGCTGAGTTAAAAGTTCGGTTGTTGTATTAGAGTCTACAGATTTAGTTTTAAATAAACTAAATACGTTGCCTGAAGCGTCTGTTAAAGTGACCGTTATATTGCACGCAGATCCAGCATCATTAGATACTAGTATTGATTTTACTAAAGCAACATTAGCAGTGGGTGTTGTGTACAACGTTGTGTTGTCTGTTGTTGTTAGATCTACTTTTGCGTTTACGAAACTGTTTGCCATTAATTTAAAAAGAAGTTTTGAGCATCAACTTCATCCTTTAATTCTTGTTGAAATGTTGTATTTAATTTTTGCACAATCGCATCAAGATCCCTTACCTGTGCGTCAGCAACGTCCTGCCTGTATTCTGGTGCTGGTCTTGTTAATACTTGTACTATCTTTGCCATTATCTTCTTCCGTCCGGTTGTATGTCTAATCTAAATCCACCAAGTTTCCAACTCTGTGCTGCAGCTGTATTTGCAACTTTTAAAGACACTGCTCTTGCTCTAGCTCTTGTATCAACTTTTTCTGTTGATGAACTAATTGTAAAAGGACCAAGGGCTGAACTTGCCTCAGTGTTATTTGGAAAGTTTCTTAAATTTAATGTAATTTGTGTGTTACCTGTTTGTGATAAAAAGTCAGGTATGAATCTTCTAATCTTCGCAAAAAACTCACCATCACCACCTTGACTTATATCAAAGTCTCCAGATTGTATGTTTGAAGTTATGGCTGTCGTTGCTGTAGATGTAACTTGATCCGTGCCAGTTTCGTGCTCGTAATATATAGTGCAACCATCAGTGTTCCCAACAACGTCATAAGAATTATTTGAACCAGCATCATAATCTGTAGCATGCGGTTTACCAAACACTGCAGAGTCTTGCCATGTTGTTCTATCTAATGTTCCTGTCGTCCATATTGGTCTTTGTGGTGTAGATTCAAAATAATTATAAGTTACAACTCTATCAACAACAGTTGCTCCCGAAGAACAATAAAACCAATTAATTTCACCAAATAGATTATTTAATCCAGCATTTATAAGTTGATTAGCCGTAGTATTTAAATCATCAAAAACAAAATCTTCTACTAAACATGGTAATGATTGAAGAGCACCAGCGTATTTAAAAAAACCATTCTCTGACATCCAATATGCAGCACCATCCACTTCTACCGCAGCGTTCTGTCCTATCAATCCACAGTTAGTTCCTACCTGTGCAAAACCAAAAGTAAAAGGTGGACCAATAAATCTTTGTGTAAACAAAGCAGTATCCGTCCAAACATAGATTGCATCTCTACCTCTAACAGCTCCTATAATTCTGGAACCATCTGCAAGTCTTTGTGTACCTGCTGTGTTGGTAGCTGTAGGTGTGTAAGTGTTAATATCCTCTTGATTAGAGAATCTAATAAACATTTGATCTTGTGTGCTTGGTGTTCCTATTGTCGTTTCTGTTCCAAAGAATACTAAGTGTCGATCAGGTGTAGAAACAATCATATCTCTAGATGCAGTTGGAGCTCCAGATATAATTGTTGCTCTTGTTGCGTTTGCATTAGATAAATCTGAGTTCCATTCAAAAACTTGTGCATTATGTATTAGTGCAATAATTTTATTACCAAAGTTATCTATAGACCAAAGACCTGGATCAATAACCAAGTCACCTGAAGCTGCCTCGCCCCACGCCACAAAGTCTGTAGTATTTGTTACAGTGGCTCCGTCTGAATGTGCAGCTCTTGTTGTTCCTCTAACTGCTCTTGTAATTCCTGTTAAGTCGTTACCAGAAACTCCTGTGTAAGATATTTCTTCTGTTCCTACTTTTATAAAATTTGTGCCTGTCGATGGAAAGTTTGTTGTGCTCGCTAGTGTTATGCTTGTTCCTGAGCCACCCGTTCCAGCAGTGTCATCTAACAACGCCCCGTTTAAAGTTGATGTTTGTGGGTTTGCCGCTTCACCACTCCAAGAACCTAGACCCCAACCAAAACCTGGTAACTGTTCTGCAGGTCCAACAGCGTAGTAAGACTGAACTCTAATACCACCAGATGTGGTAGCGCCTGAACCAGATTCGTTTGATGGCATTGTTATTGTAATTGTAACATTGGTTGGTGTGCTGGTTACCATAAATTTTTTATCATCAAAATCAGAAGAGCTAAAGTTTGAGTTTGTGATTGTGGTAAAATTATCTAATAAAACGATATCTCCAGGATTTAGGCCATGTCCTGTAGAAAAAGTTATTGTAACTACAGCTGATCCGTTAGTTGTGGTAAAAGCGTTAGTAAGTGTATTTGTTTCTCGAATAGGGTGTATATCATAAAATACACCTCCTGAGTATGCGTATAATATTCTGTTTGTTCCTATAATAGAATACTTTACTCCGCTACTATTTACGATGTGGTGCATGGCTCTCGCTGCGCCAGTAAGTTTATCAGTTCCTAATTGATTCCAACCACCTATCTTTTCTGGTGAGCCATATCTAAATCTTACGTTATCACCGTCAACCCATTGGCCTTCAGCTTGAGTTTCGGTAAGTTGTTTATTGAATCCAGGTAAAAATTGTACTTTTTTAAGCATAGCTTTAAAATTATATTAGAAAACTTGATATATCAACTCTTAATATATCTCAATTACTGCTAAAAAGAAAGTTTGCAGATACGCTAATCCTCTCTCCTTTAGATCTAAAACTGCTTACAGAGTGCTGTAAATTTGAAGGGAAGATAAAAAAGTCTCCAACTTCAGGTGAGTAAGTGTATCCTGATATGCACTCATTCATAATACCACCAAAAGTAAATGTTATCTCTCCTGGTTTAGTTCCAGAGGTTACAAAATTTTTTACCTCTTTAGATAGGCCCTCGGGTATCTGTAAATAAAAAACAGAAGAGTAATCCATATTGTGTCTGTGAATTGGATTACACTCTCCAGCTTTCATAAAATTTACCCAAGCTTCTTTTATCTTTAGTTTTCTATCAGTATTTACATTCCACCATTTTGAATAGGCTATATAAAACGCTTCAAAATAAGGTTGAAGGATATCATTAAAAGCTATTTCATTAATGAGATATTCATCTTTAATTAACCCTGCTAAATTTTTATTGTTGCTTTTCCTCTTATCTTTTTTGCAAAGACTCAATATCTTCTTTACATCTTGATTTGTTAATTTAGATTTAAATAGTAAAGGCCCACTATAAATCATTTCATATCTTAATTTTTCGTTCATTTTTTAATTATAATATTCCATTCTAATTTTTTTAATAAATCATTTATATAGACTTTATTAATTTTATTTTTTCTAATATATTTATGAAGCTCCTCTATGTCAAAGATTAACCACTCCTTTTTAGTTTCTATAACAACTTTTTCGGCCTTAGTAGAAAGACTACCACTTTTTGCCGGTGTTCCATCTTGTAATGCAAACATTTCTCTAACATCAAATCTATAAAAAGCATTTTGTCCTTTTAATATACCTGCAACATTCCAAGAAGTTTTTTCTTTAGGATATTCTATAGATTGTAAATTTTTAACAAACCTTTCTAAAATTAATGTCACTTTTGTTTTAACTGAGCAGGTAAACCTAAATGAGCTCTACTATCAAAAATATTTTTTCTATTTTCTTTAGTGTCTTCGTTATAATGTAAAAACACTTGAGCACACTCTTCTCCTTCAAATGTTTCTCTCCAATGCTCTAACTCTCTACCACGATAAAGCATCATGTCTCCAGGTTCTAAATTAATTTTAGTTCCTTTGTTGTTTGTTGGAACATAAAGACCTTTATTAGGATCATGAATACCTATGTTCTTTTTTGCTTCTACGTATATAGGCCAAGGATCTCCACCTAAATTTAATGTGGTAGATATTTCACAACTAAATCTATCTTTGTGTCTATGTAATATATCTCCCTTTTTATATAATCTTACAAAAGAATAAGTTGGGATAAGTTTTAATTTTGTTTCTTTTTCCATAACATCTCTTAGAGTTCCTAATAAAGTTTCCATAGCAACATCTGCATACATAACAAAAGTGTCAGGAACTTGTTTATCTGTAAAACAACCCCAGTCAGTATCATAAGGTGATATGTATCTTGAATTATTTAAAGTTTTGTAAACCTCTCTTTTTAAAACAAGATACTTACATAAAAAACTTGCAACATCTTTTGATATTACATTTTTCATAACTGCATATTTCTTTTTTTTAAAACTCATTTTGCAAACCTTTTATCTATTGCTTGAACATTAAAGTGTATAAACCTAAAAGGTTCATAACCATTATCCACCATAAACAAATGTGGAAGGTATGAATTAAATAGTATCATATCTCCTGGATTAGGATAATAACAAACTTGTGAAGAAGCATGAGTAATATTTTTTTTATCTTTTTCTGGTAATAAATTCATGTTTCTACCTGGTCTAGGATCTTCAAAAACAGGAAAAGATGTTTTAGGGCTAATTTTTAAAAAATAAAAACCCGATATGTGTCCATTCCAATGTGTGTGTAAAGTATGGTGACCTCCTCCTGATTTTGCAAACTCTTGCACCCATAATTCATTCATGACTAATTTGTGATTAGTTAAATCAAAACCTTGTTGATCTAATATACCATAAGACATTTGAATTACATGTTGTTGAAAATTATTAAAGTTAGGATCTCCTACTAGAGGGGTAGAGTGAAAAACATACCCATGATCTTTTTTATTTCCATATTTTTTATTTCGTTCATTAATTTCTTTTTTCAATTCTTTTTTTCTTTTATCTATGTAAATATTGGAAGATTTATCTAAATGAGTTAACCATTCTTTTTTAGATATCCAATAAATAGGTGAAGTGAAGTAGTCTTCTCTTACAATTTGTTGTGGTTTGTCTGTCATTCTATATTTATAGTTAAAGATAATTTTCTTTCTCTAGAGCTTACAACAGAATGAACAGTATTTCTAGGTATTAATAAAACATCATCTTCGTGAACATCTTTATACTCATTATTAATTTTCCAAACTGTTTGTCCATATATCTGTTTTACAACAACATCATAAGGGTGTTGATGATCACTTAAACTTGGTTTTTGAATAGGTGTTAAACTTGATTTACTAAAATAAAAATTAGCATTTATTTGTTTACCTACATGTTTTTCTAATTTATCTTGTAAAACCCTTAGTTGATTATCTAAATCTAAAACATTAGCTATAATAGTTGTATAACCTAAGTTATAAAACTTTTTCCATTTATAATAATCTAAGTATCCTCTTGCGTTAAAAAATGAAAAATTACTTACTCCTATTCCATTATCGATATTAGTAATAACTTCAACAGTTCTTTGGTTCCAAGGATAAGATACAGGCCATCTTTTTTCATTTTGTAAAAAATTAAATATATCTGGTTCATCCAATTCTATTCTTGTATCTTTTACTATCTCCACTACTTTGTCTAAAAATTTTTCTTTATCAAACAACTGCATAATTATTTAAACTCCACGTTACCAGCTAGTATAAATTTTTTATTGTCTTTACTTGGATTAGCTGTATGAGGCAAACAACCTAAAAAAACAATTAACTTTCCAACTTCTGGTTTAATATTAATCTGATTTAAATAAACATAAGGATATCCTAAATTAAAAAAAGTGGTGCCTCCTGACTTTTTTGTACATTCTAAATATAAATTAAATGAATAATTATTTATTTGAGTTTTATCATTTTTAATTTTATGAACATGAACATCATGATTTGAGGCTAGCTTGTATTTTTGAAGCCACACATCTTTAAACTTAACGGAGCTAAAATTTAACTCTTTACAAATTCTTCCAAAAGACGGCTCTAATAAAGATGATACCATACTCAGTATTTTATTTTGCATTGCTAATTGTGAAAAATATAAAGAAGTTTCTAAACCGTTATCATCAACTTGTTTATTTACTAAATGCGTTTTTTTAAAATAATTTATAATCTCTTGATTAATTTTTATTTGATCTAAAAATATATGTTGTGTTAAATTTAATTTTTTCATTACCTATATGGCTGCCCTAAATACCAAACAACCAAACTATGTCTTAATCCTTTCATTACTGGTTTAACTCTATGCCATACAAAAGAGGGGAAAACAAGTATTGATCCTTTGGGTAAAATGTCTCTACAAGATGCTAACCTTTTTTTCTTTTGAGGGCTACTATCTCTAAAATCAAACTCAAAATCTCCACCTTCGTAATCATTTAAATCTGATAAGCTTACGGTTACAGATAGTTTTCTTATTAAACCATGCTCCATACTTTTTGGTCTATTGTAAGGCTCTCTCCAAGCATCACAATGCCAACCATAATGTTGATTAGGACCATAAATAGTAAACTGTGCATTTTCTTGATTTTCTATTTCTACATTCCAACCAGCGTTTTCATTTGCTTTTTGAACAAATGGAATTATTTGTCTATTTATCCAAGGTTCATCTAACCATACGATGTCTGAGTTTCTACTTTTATTTAATGTTTTTATTTGTTTTTTGTTTAGATCAGAGACTTTTTTTGGCATCTCTCCAACAACAGCTTTATCAACTATTTTAGTTTTAGCATGTTTAATAACTTGATCACAAAAATGATGTGGTAAACAATTACTAAAATACCAAAAGTAATTTTTTAAATGCATATATATCTTTATAACTAATATATTTATACACTATTCCAGATTAAATTAACAGAGTCCCAAGTAAATTGTGTTAAAGAATCATCAAGTGCTTCCCATCTTTGCTCAGTCTCATTCCAACTTATATCATAAGCTTTTAAAATTGGATCTCCTACTGGTGGATATTCTGCTGGTAAAGGTGGTTCATTTTCTCCTGGAGCAGTTACTATGCTTTCATATTCTTCTATAGTTGGATAAGGAATGGGTGCTTCCCATAAATTTGTTTCAGTATTAAATGTCCAAGAAGCAAAAGGTTGAGGTGCACTAAATGTGTCTTGATCTTCGTTATAATAATCACCTATCGTTGCTGGTTTTCTTCTTGGAAAAGGAGGCACTTTTTTTGTTTCTTTATAAAATCCTCCAAGTGTGTTTGCACACCACTCTTCACCTTCAGTCCCTGACTGATCATCGTCAGTTACAATTATATTAGTAACTACTTTTCTAGTTTGACCTTCATTAAAAGCATCATTCTGATCCTCTATTTTTGCAAAATAATTAGCCATTATAATGTCAACGTCCCTGTTACAGAAAAAGTTACAACAGTATCAGTTCCATCTGTAGCCGTTGTATTAGTGCCAGGCGCTACTGCAAATTGAGAAGGAGTGCACTCTGTAGGAAATCTTAATATTACTACTCCATCTCCACCTTGTGAACCTTTACCCCATGGGCCACTTGCGCCGCCGCCACCGCCGCCTCCAGATCCTTTTCCGTCAGTTCCGTCTGCGCCAGAAATTACTCCGCCTGTTGGTGCTGGTATACCACAACCAGGCATAGCCACTCCGCCACCAGCGTAAGCCACGCTTGATCCTGTTATTGAATTTGTTACTCCGTTACCACCTGCTGTTTGGTGAGTTGATGTTGGGCCACCTGTTGCAGCTCCGCCACCACCTCCGCCTGACCACGGTGGATTACCTACAGGAGCGTATCCTTGGAAACCTGGATTACCTTGTTGAATTGGTGTGGCACAAGCAGCGGTAGCACTTCCGCCAGCTCTACCTGGAGTCCCTGGGCCTCCGCCCCCACCTGAACCACCATTATTTCCTGCGCAACCAGTGGGTCCTCCAGCACCTCCACCATTAACTCTAATAGCTAAAGGTGATCCACAGAAAACTATAGTGTTACCACCATCTTGCCTACAACCACCAGATGTCGGAGCAGAAGCTCCTCCACCTACTGTAACTGTGTAAGTTGCTCCCGTAGTAACGGTAACTGCTGGTGCAGGTGTGCAAAAAGAAGTTGCAAATCCGCCAGCGCCTCCACCGGCACCTCTACGGTTTCCTGCGTCGGGTGGTGATATTGTATATCCACCAGCTCCTCCGCCACCTATGATTAGGTATGTCATTGAAACTTCTGCTGGGTCTCTAGTGTGGTCTGACCCAAAACCTAGAATATTATATCCAAATCCTGCCATTCTTATTCTCCTTATAGATCGTTAGCAGCGTCTGTCGTGAAGAATAATTTGATTCCTAATAATTTGGCATCAGCTGTTAACGAGTCATCAGATACGTCTCTTGTAATTTGAAAGAAGACTTGATCTCCTGCTGCCGGTGAGCCTGCAATTGTTACTGCTCCACTTTCTGCTGTTACGTCTAAATCATTTGCTGTACCGCTGTGAGCTTTTGCAGTTGGTGCAACCGCTGTCCCAAACGCTACGTTACAAGTATCATTATCAGATACTGCAACTCCTGCTAAATCCCAAGATACAGTCCCTGTGTTTGTTGAATCTGCTGTAAAGAATGCTTGAAAAGTTACTGTGCCTTCGTTCCATGATTTAGGGAAAGCGACAGAAAATTGAGCGTTCTCATCAGAGTCTTTGTCAAAATCTAAAGTTTTAATTTCAGGTCCATTAGATAATTCTGTTTGTGCAATGTTAGCACATCCATTTGTAGTATTTGGATACATAGCAACTGCAGGAACCCAAATAGTTTCTTTACCTGCAATTTTAACTGCAGATACGTTTCCACCTGAATCTTCTGCTTGAATTACTCCAGTACCTTTTGTTTTTAACGCTATACCCACGTTCGAGTCACCGCCTGAAGCAGTAAGTGATGGATTGTTTCCTGTAGCAGCGTTTACAAAAGTAACTTCATTAACTGCTGAACTTGTAGCTGTAATTAAAGCTACTTCGTTTCCGTTAGTGTCTAAAATAGAAGTTCCTATTTTAGGAGAAGTTAACGTTTTGTTTGTTAAAGTTTGTGTTCCAGCGAGAGTAACAGTACCAGCTGGTAAAGTAAGAATGTCTGGATTAGTTCCATCGTTTGCAGTTGCAAATACAACAGCATCACCTTTATCATCTGATGCAAAAGTAAACGAATCACCAGATCCTGACACGTATTTAAATTGAACTGTGTAAGCTCCAGATGTTGAATTTCTTAAATAATAAAAAGTTTGTACGTCTAATGGAATAGTTACGATTTGATTTCCTGAAATTGAACCTGTGAATTCAATCATTCTGTGAGATAAAGTTGCTCCAGTTGATCCATCAGATACAGATAAAGTTGTGGTTTGTGCTCCACCTGCTATTGATTGTTGTGTGAATCCACCAACAATTTGTTCAAAAATTTGTAAGTTTGTATTAGTTTTAGTTCCCCACGTTCCGGCGTTTTCACCAGTTGCCTGAAGTTCTATACCGAGTGGTGTATATGTTGATGCCATATTTTATCTCCTATTATGCAGCGTCAGTATAACTTGTATTTGATCCTGTTGCAACATTTGTATACGAAGAATTTGACCCTGTGTCAACATCAGAATATGCTTGAATTCCGAAGCCAGAAGCAGTGCCAAAACCAGCTACAGAAACTGTTCCAGATACGCCCGTTAATCCCATTACATCTGCTGGTGTTAATGAACCAACGGAAGATGTTACTGCTTGACCGCCTAATCCTACGACCATTGGAATAGGGTCTATAGCACCGACAGATACTGTTGCTGAAACTCCACTTGGAAGAATTAGCTCTACTGCACCTATTACTAATGATTCAGATCCTTCACTTGCAGTTATCGCTTGACCAGTTAATCCAACTGCATCAGCAGGAGCTAAAGATCCAACGGAAGATGTTACTGCTTGACCACCTAATCCTACTACAAATTCTCCTGGTGTTATTGAACCAACACTAGAAGTAATTCCAAGTCCTTGAACTTGTTCTGGTATATCTAATTGACTTGGTACAGCAGAAGTTATTTGTTGACCTGTTACTCCCACTACATCCGCAGGACTTAAAATAAACTCTCCCCAACCTTGACCTTCTCCCCATGAAGCATCATTCCAAGCGTTTGCAGAAACACTAGATTGCATTGCATCAGGAGCAGTTATTTCTAAAGTTAATCCTGACTCACCCCAGTTTTCATCTCCCCAACCATCTTGTCCCCAACCAGCTGCTATTTGTGCAGATACAGAAACTGTTCCAAGTGATAAACTTGCAGATACTCCAGTTGGTTTTACAACAGGATTATCACTTTCACCCCATGGCTCTTCACCCCATTCTGCTCTACCCCAACCTTGTGCAGCTGCAGCTATTACTGTTCCAATAGATGCTGTAATACTTAAACCTGTTAATTGAACTACTTCATCAGTAGCTTGACCCCATGATCCACCTGTATTCCAAGCGTCAGCGCCCCAACCTGATGTAAACTCTTCGTTTGTTCCCCAAAGATTTGAATTCCAACCTAAAGCTCCCCATGTATTTGCAGCAGGTGTGTTTGCCGTTCCACCCATTCCTGAGTGAACAGAACAATAGTAATATAAAGTTGGTGCGTCGGTTGCCACAGTAATTTGAGTGTAGGCTCCCGAAGAACCTGGAGTTCCGTTGGTTGTAACTCCGGTAGTATACTCACTTCCACTGTTGTGAGTTCCATCGCTTGTTGTAGAAAATCTTAACGGGTGACCACCGTTTGAAGAATCTGCTTGATCAAATCTGTAAGTTCCACTTTCTGCTAAATATAAAGTATCTTGTCGAACACCATCAATAAAATATTTATTGCCATCATCGGTGCTTACCACCGTTACTGTATAAGTTCTAGTAACGGACATCCGTCGTTACCCCCTTACGCTAATCTTATGATCGCGTTTGTAGCGTCTGCTGTTGGGAATTGAATTGTAAAAGTTCCGCTAGATACAGTTTTATCACCACCGAAAGCGATAACTGCGCATGCTTTGTTTGATTGTGATGAGTTATAAATTAACGCGCCATTTGCTGTAAACGATGCGTTTGTAAAACTAACGTCTGAAAAATCACAAACAGCCGTTGTGCTATCTGTTGTTGGAGTTACGCTTGTTAATGTTGCTCCACCTGAAGTGTAAGCAGTTCCGGATGTGTTAGTAATTTCGTTAGATGATGAGAAAGCTGTCGTTCCAGCTCCTAATGTAGCTGAACTTGTGTACAGAGCTATCTTAAAAGTGTTTCCAGTTGTAGCTGTAAAGTTGTGTGTTCCAACTAAAAGCTCTTGTTTAAAACTTGTGCATATTGCCGATGTTATTGCCATAATAAAACTCCTTAAGGTGTTGTTGATGGTATCGTTATTCTAACAGCCCCATCAGTATAGTCATCTCGTCTTCTTCTACCGATCTGCTCTACACCAAATTTATCTACTTCCTGTTTATACTTATTTTCGTAAAGTGTCAACATATCTGCTGGACCTTTTAAAAAGGCATATGTCTCTGCTAAACAGCAGTATAATAGGCCATTAGGGAAGTTTAGACTGATATAATTGCTTTGATTATCAGACGCTAAAGTAGTTGGCATTTTGTTATAATGCACTCTAAATTTGTACGTTGTGTCTGGCACGGGTGCAAACATCATTCTTCCAGAGTTAGTATCACCATCTCCAGTGGCACCGCCAAACATAGCGTAATATTTAGGTTGGCCTCTTTTCGCTGACTCTGTAGATGAGATATATTCTTGTAAATATGTAACATCTTTTTTTTGTAAAAATACGTTTGCTCCTGTAGTAGCAGATGTAGAGTCATAAACTTGTATTGCTCTAATAAACAAAGCTCCCCCTGGAGCATTGATTGTTTCTTGTCCTGTAACTAAATTACCTGTTTGTTGTTTTCTATCTGCATCAATAGGAACATCACGCATAATTCTATACTGCGCATTTAAAATAATATTTTCTAATTGATCAGCGGTTAAGACATTAGAATCTACTTCTGTGTAATTTCTAATTTGTGTAATTAATCCTGAATAACTAATTCCTGCCATTATGGTGTTAATGTGACCGGCCCTGCCGTTACAAACATTCCTCCTGCTCTTTCCGTTACAGTAGGAGTTGATCCTAATGTAAACGTATAATTATCTGTTCCTGTTACCGTTATACTAAATCCTGAAGAATTTTCAAATACTGTAAAAGCCACTCCCCCTGGTGATCCATCTACGTTTCTAAAAACAACAGTATTTCCAGTTGTTCTTCCATGACTTGGTTCTGTCACTGTAATGGTTTGACTTCCGGATGTAATATTAAAAGGATTTCCTGGTAACAAATTTTCTGTGGTTGGTTCTGTTCTATCAGGTTTTGCCATGGGTAAACCTTGAGGATCTGCTCCGTGTGGTTTAGGCTCTAATTGTGGTTGCTTTGGTTCAAATTCTGATATGTGTACTCTAGATCCATTCCATTCTTTTACCATTTCTTTGTATGGAAACTCCATTCCTGATCTATCAGATATAAATTTAGCGAATTTACCTTTTGCAAAATTAGACATTCGGATAATAAGTTTTTGGGGTTATAAATGAACTTGAAGAAGAACCATCTTCTGCTAATGCTCTTTGTAATTCGTCTTCATAATATAGTTTCATTTGTTGTGATAATTCAGGTTTAAATTTTTGCGCTAAATAAAAAGCTAAACCAGATACCATACAAGGAACAAATCTGTATGGCACATCTGTTGCGTTAGTATAGTCACCAACATCTTGTATTCTTTTTACAAAATAAAAATTTAAAAAATTACCAGCCTCTGATGAACCTGGTGTTAAGTATAAAGTGATTGTAACTTTATCAATAAATCTTTGAACATAATATTGTGAGGGTTGACCTGTTGATGTTTTATTAGAAAGAGCTTGATATGTAGATCTATTAATTTTTGTAAGAGGTGTATCAACACTTGAAGAGTTTCTGTAAACTGCTTCTAAAATATCATCCACACCATAGATAGCCGTAGCATCAGATGTGCCATCGCCTGTTGATCTAAACATCGTGTATACTGCTTGACCACTTACTAATGTAATTGAGTTATTTCCAATTTGCCAATAGTGTAGACCTCTATTACCCCATTCCTGAAATAATATATTAAGAGATCTTCTTGCTTGGCGCATCTGATTAC